GAAGGCGTCTGTGCCACACGACTCTCTAAAGAGTCCATTGGTACAACTCTTGTCCTGGTTGATTTTCAACCCAAAGGACTCGAGAAGTTCGATCGCGTCTCGGGTATAATCCCTAGGGACGATCACATCATCACCGTACACTAAGATACCTTCCTTGGTATCCGTGTCAGGTGCACCAGCGGTCAGTATAGCCCAGATTGTCAACGCCAAGATGGGAAAGCATAAACAGCTTCCCATAGGCGCGAACTTTCCAAGCTCGAGTACTGATCCGTCCGGCAACACTGTTGACCGAGACCTACATGCCTCCAAGTACCTGTATAGGTACGGAGGAAACAGCAGGCGAACCAGACCAAGTCCTACTCTATCACTTGCCTCAGCGAGGTCTAGTGTAGAGTACCTACCCGTCGAAGAGCCTAGTAAGGCTCCCCGTTGGTTAGGTCCTTGGTCGGTGAAGTGGACATTAAACCTAGTTTGGTTATGTCGCTCCACATGTTCGACGATGGCACGCCCCAGTCCTTGTTGGACCCATTGAAAATCAACGGGTTCGCAAGAAATGAGCCGTGGCCCACGTGAGTCCTTCGGTACCAGGATAACCCTGGCCGGAAGGTCCTCTTCCCCAATCCGATTGAAATCGGAATGGTGATCACACACAGCACCCAAAGACGAGTAGAAATACTCATCAAGAGGGTACAGCTGCGTGATTCTTCCACAGACATTAGTCCACTGGTATTTGGTCCAGAGCTTTTGCTTAGTAGCAACAGCGCCTGGTCCATGCCGAGGGTAGATGTCTGTAGGATCGAAGTTCGCAAAAACTCTTTTTAGGAGTTTCTGCGCGCGCTCAACGACGTACACGAGCTCCTTGTTCGGGAATTGTTCCCTAAGGAGCCGAGTATTGTTGAGATCACTTGGATACCAAACGTAACCGTCGTCTTTCGACGACGCAAACGCTTGTGTCCAATGTCGTTTAACGTCCTCCTCAGTTTGTTTAAACCGAGAAATGACGTCATGTTCTTGTCGGTCAGTAAACGGCAACTCGTACTTGTAAAACAAGTACAAGACTGTCCGTAAACTCCTGACACTAGCGGCACAAGGATCATCGAGTAGATGTCCATCGGAGCCGAGAACGCAACTGAAGAGCTCCCCTAAGAAACGGGGGAGAACGCTGTCTTCCATGGGTTTGAAACCATGGTCGATGGCAATCAGTGGCGCGTGATCGGATAGGGCCTTATCAAAGGCCTTTCCGAGAGACGGTAGAGTCTTCGTTAAGAAGCCAATACCCTCTTGATCCAACCGTCGTCCTACCTTTTTAATGGTAAGGCGGCAGTCGCGTGAACTAAACACTGCTTTGTGCACGTCTGAGACGTCACGTAGCAGCGCAGCGATGAGGTTTTTAACCTTATCTAGGCTCTTATCAGTTTCCATATGGTAAACTTCCTAGAGCATACAAACACGCTACGTGATCCATCACGTAGAACTTACACTGACAGATTGCCCATACCAAAAATGATATGAACAAAACCCACATATACCCAAGCGTGCCGAACGGACGTCCCCTTGTTAGGAGGATATACGTGCCGGCGTACTTGAGTACTGAAGGTTTGGACTTGGAATTGGATAATCCCAATATAGGCCCTTCAACTCACCTTTTCGTCTCTACTCGCGTCCAAATCGTCGGACGCTTTCGAGTGATTAGGGAGGTTGACGATGTCAATAACGACTCGTACGGGACTATTTACGGCATCTAGCCGTAAATGCAGTGACTTTTTTAGGTCACTCCTATCATGGGCCCTTTCCCAAGAACCCTGCCATATGTGCAGTAAAGACTCCAATGGGGCTACTAGGTAGCCCCAAAGGAGCATGAGCCTTCTCATTAATCCTTTTCAGGAAGTTCGCTTTACAGCGATCCGTTGAGAAGTGCTGCAGCACCGCTGCCAGTGCAGTCGTACTTAATAGCCGTATCCGAGCCATCAGAGGCAAGGAACGACTGAAGGTACGCCAGCACCAGCTGCATGTTCGCATTCGTAAGTTGAGCCCCAATGGGGTAATCAACCACTGTGTATGCAGAACATGTCACCGGGGTGACTTCGTCGACGTCCGAAATTGACGTAATGTCAAATCGGACAACCGATCGTCGCCGTTTCCGGAGTGCCGCACCGACCTCAAGATGACTAATCGAGAGGCGTTGCGGTAGTGACGGACTTTCACCAATGATGGCGAAAGTTCGAGACCGGTCGCTGCTCTTCAGGTGCGTGAATTCTACTTCAGTACCCGAAGCATTCTTTACTTCGTTCGTATCGAGCGTGTTACTTAGCATGCTTTTTGGTTCTAACGAGTGATTCCGCCGTGATTGACGGGTGAACACTCTAGGCATGTCTGCCCAGGTCAGAAGAACAAGTTCTTGCTGACTCTTTTTCGTCGGGTACGTGACCTGGTTGATAACAGGGCCGCACCCAGACTCACCTCTTTCGAGGTCAGCCCGCTTGTACTAATCAAGCTCATGTTCGGCATAGTTGCGTTTCGTCGGTATGACGACTCGACAACCTCCGGCATGTGCACCTGATGACCTACCAAGGTAGTATCGTTATTCGATAAGACGACTTCTCGTCTGCACGAAATACTACGACTACGTTTGATAGACCACAGGTACCTTAGTACGTTAACGCGAGGTTTCATGTTCTGCACTTCAAATTGCTGGAGAAATCGATTCACATCGACCACCCAGTCAACCAGAAATGTGTAAGGGACTGCATTCCAGATG